TTATGAAAAATATATTTTCAGAAAATTACGCTTACAAAGTTATAGAAACACAAAAAGAAGCGAACAAAAAATGTTAAATAATTTCAAACGCATATTTGGAAATCAAAATGAAATAGTTGTTTGCTCTGGAGATTACGAACAAAAGCAACAAATGAAGTATAAGGAAGCAACCAAAGGAAAGGTATGAGAACCTTATTTAGAAAAGCAGGTTTTCAAACTTATTTGGTAGATGAATTTAGGACAAGTTGTATGTGTTCCAAGTGTGAAATAGGTATTTGTAAAAAAACTATGGTTAGGGAAAATCCAAGACCATATAGAAGCGGTAATGTCTTAATCCACGGACTGATTTGTTGTAAGAACGGATGCGGTTATTGGAATAGAGATGTTAATGGTGCTACAAATATCTTTAAAATTGCTTATAATGCGATAAATAATAAAGCAAGACCAAATTATTTATCAAGAAGCAATAAATCATCAGGTAGTTTAGACGAATTACCAAAACCAAAATTTACACGCTCTGTAACCTTTTTGATTTTTAGTGAGCTTTGTCCCATTTTAAATCTTCAAGGGTGTAAACATTTTCTTGATTCACATGAAGAATATTATAAACAACAAATGAATGAAAATAGCGATACAAATAGTTGTTGTAGTGAAAAATCATTAGAATTTAATAACGTCTAAACTTCTTCTAAAATTGTTCCTTTTGTTGTCTTAGTCTTCTTGTATTTTTTATTAGTTTTATGTATTTCATCATGACACTTTTCACATAAATTCATTAAATTTGCCTTATCATTTTTTTTGAATGTTAGTCCTTTCTTTTTTATTATTCCATTTTGATCTGCCTCATTTTGAAATACTAAATGATGAACATCTCTTGCTGGATTTATTTTACAATTTTCACACATTCCACCTGTTATATGCTTTGCGTTAAAATGAGACTTTTTTTGTCCCAAAATACTTCCTGATTCAGGATGATATTTAATGCGAATATTATGTGCGTTATCTAAGAAGTCTTGCGGTAAATTTAAACTTTTACAAACTTCAAGACCATACATATTATTTCCAGGACCATCTTGTAGCTTACGATTATAGATGAGACAATTTCTTTCTTTGTCAAAAATAACACTCATGTGTTTCATCCCTACATTATGTAGGGAGGTAATTTCATCATATCCAATAATTTCATGTAGGTGTGTAGCGAATATGAAGGAGCAACCAACTGACGCCAATTTTTGAACACCAGCCACGAAAATACTTACAGCACTTATGCTCTCAGTTCCTGAACACAATTCGTCTCCTAAAACCATACTATTTTTATCCGATAAACGCAAAATTGTTCGTAACTCTGACATCTCCACAGCAAATGTTGATAACCCTTTAAAAATATTATCATTTCCCAAAATACGCGTAAAAATATATTTATATGGCTTATATTGATAACTTGATGCCGGAACATACAATCCTGCTTGAGCCATAATTACTGAAATACCAAGAGCACGAATCAAACTTGTTTTACCTACAGCATTTGTTCCATATAATAAAATACCATCTAATACATTATTCCTTTCATTTCCATCACCTATATTTAAATCATTACCTACATATAACTCTGTTTGTTGGATTTTTTCTATCAAACAGTGTCTTAGATCTGTTGCCCTTACAAATGATTTGCATGTTTCATTACTTACTATTTCTGGTTTACAATAATTATATTTTGCGGCTATAAAGACCTTCGTATAAACCAAATCTACATATGTGATAAAATTACTAATACTTTCCACTTCTAACTGATATTCTTGTAAATTTTTAACTATTTCTTGATATACTTTTGATACAGTATCAATTAATATTACTTTTACTGAACCCACATTTTTACATAATAAATGTATTTGACTATTTGTTATTGACTTTTTTAATTGTGATTGTTTATTATATTCTAAATTTAAAGATAAATTAAAAGTTGTTTCTGTACATGAATAACTTGAACAATACTTCAATATTACACTTTTACTATTCTTTATCATTTCATCTAATATTTTACATCGCCTTTCTGTTGCCAATAAACTAAAATTATTCTTTTCTGTTTCATAAATATTTACATATTCCTTTGTATCTTCTTCTTCTTCCTCTTCTTTATCAGCACTAGTGCTTACAACTTTTTTTTTCTTTTTTGTACTTGCCTTTTTTAATTTTGTATCTATTTCATAATTTGAAATTAGCGAACTAAAATAAGAACGACAAGCTTCTAATTGATCTTGGGAATCCATTAAAATTTTTATCTTATTATCCAAATTTTCACTAACACCATTTTTTATAAAACTTTTTTCTATTTTTGAAATATTATCTATATCCTTACATTCTTCTAATATTAACACATCACTCAGATACTTTATTACTTTATCTGAGTTTTCCATTAAACTAACAAAATTATCTATTTTTGAAGATAAATATTTATTTAGTTCATCATTACCTATCACAAATTTAAATATTATTTTTGCGGCACATATTGAAGAATACAAATTATATAATAATTTTGGACTAGCCTTTTGCATTATTATTTGACGCATTATTTTACTTATATCTTTTATTTGAACTAACATGTCTTTTACTACTTTATATTCATCTACTCTGGTTAATAATGATTCTATAATATCATATTCTTTTTTTAAATATTCTTCATCTGTTACTGGATTTAAAAAATTATTAGTAAATTTTCTTTTTCCCATTGGGGTTATACATTCATTTAACATTTTTGAAACTGAGGAATACTTACCTCTATAATTATCATCATCTATAACATTTAATTGTTTTAATGAATGATTTGCCAATATCATTTTTTTACTTGTATTTTCAAAGATTGGTTTATCTATTTTTTTTGTCAAATATGGATTATGTTGATATACAAAATCAAGTAAAAAACAAAATGCTTGAGTCGCATAAACATTATCATAAAACATACTCATAAAAGAATTAATATCATTAATTTTATAAAATTTACCCAGTAATTCTGTTTGATATGTTTGCTTTTCACAATTAATGGCTCTAATTTTATTTTTATTGCTTTTTTCATCTAATAGATTCACAATATGTAATGATTTACTTTTTAGATTAATAAAACTAATTATATCATGTATATCATTATTTGGTAAATTTGATACAATTATTGTTTCACTTGGATTATATATTGAAATAAAACGTTCTAAATCATCAAACGTTGTTGGATTTTTTATATATTCATCACTATACTCATTAATACTGGTGTTTCCTGTAAAAATATCTATTAATCCCACACCTACGTAAATATAATTTTTACTCATAGTTTTTAATGAACCTTTTTTTGTTTCAATCCATAAACAACAAATATTGTTAGTTATTTGTTCTGGTTCTGGATCAGGATAAAAATAAGTTCCGGGTGAATATATTCCAGTTTGATTTCTTATTTTAGTTTTTTTAACAGGGTCTTCCCCTTCTTCTTCATATACAATTATAGTATAACCATTATCTTGTAGTTTTTTTATATATTTTTCAATTAAATGTGTTTTAAATCCTGCGTTTATAACTTGTTCACCATCAATAGTCATATCTCCTCCAGGAACCTTTTTATCTACAATATTTAAGTCACATATTTTAGAAAAATCTGTCAATTTACAACCATAAATATTATCATTCTTATCTTTTAAACCATATACTTCAAAAAACGCACCATTTTGCATTAATACAATTGTTAAATCACCATATTCATCCAAATACTTTTTTGTTAGTTCTAAATATTCTTTAATCAAAGACATACTATTATATTTATAGTAAAATGTCTTTAAACTTTATTTTCTTTTATTAAAAAAAATACCGAATCTTTTTTATTTACCATAATTCTATTAAATACAAATCTCTTACAAGCGGCATAAGTTTGTGGAGATAATATTGGAAACGTGTAATATGATGTTTTTAAAATAAATAATAATATTTCCACATAAAAAGGTATCTCATTATATACACTCATTTCATTTAATAATATTTGTTTAAAATCATTATTATAAATCGCTATTTCACATTTTGAATTTGTATATTTATCACATTTTATTTTATAACCATAAATCATTTTTCCTTCTAATTTCCACACTATTTTATCAAACCCACTACGTTTTACATGTAAAAAATGTTGTAATTTAGCCATCGTGCTGTATTCATTATCTGTAAAAATAGCAACGTCTATATCACTTTTACCTTGAACATAATCGGGTCTATTTACTGAACCATAAAAATATAAATCTGTATCCAAATAATTTTGTAAATTTACAAAAAATTTCTTTACATTTGGAGGGAAATCGTTTCTAATTTTATTCATTTATTTAAATAGAGAAAATCTTCTTGATCCCCTGACATAAAATTATGTAATAGTGTTTTTTTGTTTGTGTTAGTTACTTCTCCAGTTAAAACAGCAACGTCTATATCACTTTTACCTTGAACATAATCGGGACTATTTACTGAACCATAAAAATATAAATCTGTATCCAAATAATTTTGTAAATTTACAAAAAATTTCTTTACATTTGGAGGAAAATCGTTTCTAATTTTATTCATTTATTTAAATAGAGAAAATAATATTTTATTCTTCTTGAACCCCTGACATAAAATTATGTAATAGTGTTTCTTTGTTTGTGTTAGTTACTTCTCCAGTTAAAACCGCGGATTCAAATGTTTTTCTTAAAATATCTGCAGGACATGTGCTTCCAACTTTCATTATACCATGTTGACGTAAATATTTTTTTACATCTTTTATTGTAGTTTTCTTTAATTCTTTCTGCGTATTAATTATATTTTTTCTTGTTTGCAGGTCTTTTATTAATACGGATACACGTCGTAATTTATCTGATCTTCCCAAAGTAAATTTACGTTTAACAGTCTTTTTTAGATATTTTTTAACTTTGCTATTTTCATGTTTCTCTTCACGTTCTGTCAACATATCCTCAATATCATTACTTTTTGATTCAGATTTATTAAAATCACTCAATTCTTCTAATGGAGAAACCATTAAAGGTGTTGAATATTTTGTTTCTAATTTTTTAAACTCATCTAATGATTGTTGTTTCATTTGTGTTTCATGATCTTGTATCTTTTTTAATTTATTTTTAATTTGTTCTAGACGTTCTTCCCGAGATAATTTTGGTTGTGTATCAATTATAGGAGTTGCTCCTTCTAAAAACATACCAACATTTTTCTTTGGTGGTGTTGGTGGACGCACTATATCTGTGATATCTTGTTTTTCTGGTTTTGTTAGTTCCATCCATTCTCTATATGTCTTTTTTTTTCCATTTTTTAAACATCCATACGGAACATCATCTTGAACTTTATAGTTTACATTAAAAACTTCGTTTGTTTGTGGAATAAAAGTTTTAGTTTCTTGTAATTCTGGAGGTAATTCTAATGAGATTCCTGTATTAGGAGATGACTGATAATTTTTTAAAGTTCTCGTATTAAGAGCTCTTTGTTTTGATTCTGTTATCTTGTGCTTTTTACTTAAATCAGATAAGTAATCTAATGCTCCATAAAATTCATCTGTATAACTGTTATTATTTCTTGAAGTAGTTGGACAAAATGATTTGGTTTTTATTTCTTGCGTTTTATGCTCTTCAATTCTTTTTAATAACTTATTTTTCAGATTATTTGGAGAGACAATTGGATTTAATGTTAGTTCTTTTTTTTCTCTATTTTTTTCTCTATTTTTTTTCGTCTTATTTCCAGATATCTTAAATAGTTCTGGGTTAATTTGAATTTTTTTTTTAGTTGACATATGTTATATAATAAAAAAACAATTTTACAAAAAGAACACATTTTAAACATACATACTGTTTATTATGTTCATAAACTTTTCCTTTTCTTTTTCATTAGAATCTTCGTTTTTTAAATAAATTTCTAGTCCCTTATCTAAATCCTTAATTGTAATATATTTTTTAACTGAAGCATCACAAAATACCCTTTTAGCATGTGCTATTCTTGTCTTTGTAAATAGAGTTCCTATATCTCTTCCATAAAATTTAAAATGCGTCTTATTTTTTTTAAACCATTTTACATCAATTTCTGATTTATCTGAAATAAACCAACCATTATCATTGACATTTTTTAAAAATATTTTATATAAATCTTCGGCATTATATTCATCAGTTTTAAATCTCCATACAAATCTTGAATTTAAACCCTGATTATACTTAAAAAAATTATTATTTAAATCTGTTTCATAACCTGCGATTATAACCATTAAATCATCTTTATTATCACTTAAAGCTTCACATAATGTATCAATACATTCTTTTGAAAAATTATCACGCCTTTCTTCATTTCCTAAAGCATATGCTTCATCAATAAACAATACACCTCCTAAACATTCTTTAATTACATCTCTTGTTTTTAATGCTGTTTGTCCTAAATAACCAGCAATTAAATCTGCTCTAGTTACTTTTTTAAATGTGCCTTTACTTAAAATACCCATCTTTGAAAAAATAGAACCAATTATTTTTGCTATTTCCGTTTTACCAGTTCCTGGAGGACCATAAATTACGGTATGCATGAAATCATTACATGGAATATTCGAATTTAATATATGCAAATTTTGAATATAATAAATAATCTGAACAACAATGTTTTCTTTTAAATTTTTCATTCCAATCATATTATTTAATTCTATAAGCGGGTTTTTAATTTTATGTAGAGCTTCCATATTTATGTTATATTCTGTATTTTTATCAAGAGGATATGTTTCAATTAAAGTCAATAAATCACTTATATTATTTACTTCTGCAACAATATTGACTTTATTTTTTACGACTTCATGTGATTCAGATTTTTTCGGAGATAGAACTTTTTTAACAAGAGGTGTAATTCCTCCAGATGGTTCATATAGATTTGGCTCCATATGTAATATTAATTCCCCTGGAGATAAACCAGTAAAATTAGGGTCTTTTAGATTTATAAAATTATCAGTAATCTTATTAAGAGTATTATCAATTTCTCTTTTTCCAGAAATATTACAAGTAGAAGTATTTTGTATATTAATATTAGTTTCTTTGGACTCTCTTTGTTTTCTATCTAATTCAAGTAAAAAATTATTATAATTATTTATATCGGTATGTGATTTAAAACGACCAATATAATTATTTCTTTTTGTTCGTTGATTTGGCATTAATATAACTAACAAAAATATATTTATATCATTTTTGTTGATATTTATTCTTATCAATGGTAACTTGATTATAATTATATATTTTAAAACTATTTAAAAAAAATTGATATATAAATAACTGTAAGGATGAATAATAAATCTGTAAACGCAAGTAATAACAACATGTCACAAAACGGTTATGATACTAATGGCAAGTTTGTTATTGAAAATAATAAATATATTGAAGATCCTTGGACAGTTATTGAATCGTATTTTAAAGATCAGCACTTAGATAGGCTAGTGCGACACCAATTGGAATCGTATAATAATTTCGTTGGTCATCAAATTATTAAAACGATTGAAATGTTTAATCAAGTTAATATAAAGTCAGAAGAAGATTATGACGAAAAAAGCGGTAGGTATTCTCTTGAAATGTTTATTACATTTGAAAATTTCCATATTTATCGTCCTCAAATACATGAAAATAATGGAGCTATTAAACTTATGTTTCCTCAAGAAGCACGCCTTAGAAATTTTACATATGCTTCTGCAATGACTATTGATATAAATATCAAATATATTATTCGTGATGGAGAAAACTTAGATAATGTTAAAACATTATATAAAACTCTTCCAAAGATTCATATCGGAAAATTACCAATTATGCTTAAGTCTAATATCTGTGTATTGAATCAATATAAATATGTAAATAATCAACATACGTGTGAATGTAAGTATGATGCTGGAGGATACTTTATTATTAACGGTTCAGAAAAGACCGTATTAGGACAGGAGCGGGCAGCCGAAAATCGAGTATACTGTTTTAATATCTCAAAGAATGATACTAAATACACATGGAAAGCAGAAATTAAGTCTGTTCCTGACTTTAAGTGTATCTCTCCTAAGCAGATTAATATGATGATTAGCTCAAAGAATAACGGCTTTGGATGGCCAATTTGTTTACAAATTCCCAGAGTTAAGCAGCCAATTCCATTGTTTATTATTTTCCGCAGTCTTGGAGTCTTATCTGATAAAGAAATCTGTGAATATATTTTACTTGATATTTCATTAGATAAATATAAACCTATGCTAGAAAATTTACAAGCATCTATAATTGAAGCGAATAAGTATATGACATATGAAGATGCGATTAAATATATAACATGTTATATAAGTTATACTCCTTTAAATATGAATAAAGAAATTGGAGCAATGAAGAAAAAACAATTTACATTAGAAGTGTTACAAAATGATTTATTTCCTCATTGCCAAACTCTAAAACAAAAGGTTTTCTTTCTTGGATATATGACAAATAAATTGTTACAAGCAAGTTTTGAATGGATTAAAGGAGATGATAGAGATTCTTATATTAACAAACGCATTGATCTAACTGGAACATCTCTAAATAATTTATTCAGAAATTACTTTAATAAACTTGTTAAGGATATGGAAAAACAGGTTATTAAAGAAATTAAAACAGGAAGTTGGCGTTCTCAGGAAGATTATTTAAATATTATTAATTTGACAAATATTTATAAAATTATCAAGTCAAATACAATTGAAAATGGCTTTAAACGCGCATTATCAACTGGTGATTTTGGTATTAAACACCCAAGTTCTAATAAGGTTGGTGTCGCTCAAGTGCTAAATCGCTTGACATATATTGCTAGTTTGAGTCATCTTCGCAGAGTATCAACACCAACTGATAAAAGTGGTAAATTAGTTCCTCCTCGTAAATTACATAGCACATCATGGGGGTTTCTTTGTCCTGCAGAATGTTTTGATCCAGAAACCGAAATATTAATGTGGGATGGAAATTATAAACTAGCAAAAGATATTGTTATTGGAGATGTTCTTGTAGATGACCTAGGATATTCTACAACTGTTCGTACAACATGTTCTGGGTTTAAAAATATGTATGACATCATTCCAGATAACAAAAATTTTATGAAACATAGAGTAACGGATAACCATATTCTTACGCTTAAAATACGCAATCATAAAGTATTAAGGCAATCTACAAGAACAGACAGAAAATATACTCACATTGTAGAGTTTCTTAATCGTGATGAAATTAAATTTGAAGAAAAATATTTTAATTCATTACAAGAAGCGGAAGAATTTTTAAATAGGTTTGAAGATGACGATACAATTGATATAACAATTGAAAAATATCTAACATTAAATGATAGAACAAAAGAGAGATTAGTATTGTTTAAAACAGGAGGAATACATTGGGAAAAACAACCAGTTGAAATTGACCCATATTTACTAGGTATGTGGTTAGGAGATGGACTAAGTGATGGAAGTGGATTTGCATTAAATTATAAAAAAGATTTTAAGACTTTAGCTTATTGGGAAAAATGGGCTGAAGAAAATGGTTCAATTATAACTAAGAATGACAAATATTGCTTCTCTGTTGTTTCTAAACTAAATAAAGAAGCATATTCCATGGGAAAATGTAATAGAGTAGAAGAAGCTCCTCTTAAAAAATATTTAAGAAAATATAATCTCATTAACAATAAACATATTCCAGATGAATATATTGTAAATGATAGAGAAACAAGGTTAAAAGTTTTAGCAGGGTTAATTGATACCGATGGTTCAGTTCGTTCTAATGGACACGAAATTCGCATTTGCCAAGGACCATCAAAATGTAGAATTATTGAAAATGCGTATACATTAGCAATGTCACTAGGATTTTCGTGTGGAGTTAAAGAAGGTAATAGTCAATGGACTGATAAAAATACTGGAACTAAAAAGTTTAGCACTTATAAAGAATTGACTATTACAGGATATAAAATTACTGAAATCCCAACACTTTTACCCTATAAGAAACTAGCAGATGTAGAAGATAAAACTCTTATTGCAAGAAGTAAATCTTTTATGTGTAGCAAATTTAGTTTAGTAGAAGTGGGAATAGGCCCTTATGTAGGGTGGCAATTATACGATAAACGTGGAAGATTTTGCTTAAAAGATGGTCTCGTTGTTCATAATACTCCTGAAGGGGCTTCCGTTGGTGTTGTTAAAAATATGAGTTATATGGCACATGTTACTATTCACTCAAATAGCTATTCTTTATATGATTATATTCTTCCTAATATCTTAAAGATTGATGATGATGAATTGACACCAAGTTTTATGTATGATAAGGTAAAAGTATTTATTAACGGAGCTTGGGTTGGTATTACATTAAATCCCGAAGAGTTATATACTGAATTAAAAGAAATGAAGTATAAGGGAATTATTAATATTTATACTTCTGTTATCTTTGACTATAAACTACAAGAAATTAGAGTTTGTAATGATAGTGGAAGAATTACAAGACCTTTACTAAGAGTAAAAAATAATAATATATTGCTTACAAAACAAATAATGTCAGATTTAAAAGACAATAAGTTATCATGGGATGATTTATTAATTAATTGTAAGATAAATGATGCTGTGATTGAATATGTAGATCCAGAAGAACAAAGTTTCAGTATGATTGCAACAAAACCTAAGGATATTATCACAAGCACCAATAATATAATTAATAGATATACTCACTGTGAAATTCATCCTTCAACAATATTTGGTGTAGTTGCATCATGTATTCCTTATCCTGAACACAACCAATCACCTAGAAATACATATCAATGCTTAGATATAAATGAAACAGTATTATTGAGTAATGGAGATAAAAAGAAAATTAAAGATATGGAAATAGGCGATAAAGTTATTTGTTTTAATCCAGATTCTATGGATATTAGTTATACTAATGTTATAAATCATTATATTAGAGAAACTGATAAACCTTTATTCAAAATAAAAACAATTACAGGTCGTGAAATAATTGCGACAATTGACCATAAATTTATGACAACTGAGGGATGGAAAGAGGTTAGTGAATTTATTGAAAATGATACTTTAATTGGTATTATGCCAACACAGTCATTACTTAACTATGATACAACTGAAAGTGTTTCATTATTAATCCTTGACGAAACAATATTTAGAAATAAATTTATTGAATTAGGTTTAGAACTTAGCTATATTAATAAACAGATAGAAAAACTCACAGAAAACTTTATGTTACCTTTGTATAGTAATGATTATAGATTACCAATTATTTCAAGAATATTTGGATTCTTACTATCAGATGGTTCTATTAACATATATAACAAAAACACAAAATATGTATCATGTAGCTTTAGTTTTGGAACTGAAAATGACATAAAATTATTTGAAGATGATATTGAACATTGTGGATTTAATAAATGTAAATATAATTATAGTTCAAGAAGTTTTAATGGAATAACTCATTCAACATTTAACGTAACTCATAATGGTATTTTACCTTCTCTTTTAATAGCGTTAGGTATCACATACGGTAAAAAAACTGAGAAAAAAAGAAATCCTGTTCCAGAATGGATTATGTCTGGTTCTAATTTAGTTAAGAGAGAATTTATTTCTGGTTTTCAAGGAGGAGACGGTTGTAAAATAAGATGGAATAAAAATAATGTTGGATATAATTATATCTGTGCCGAGACATCACAACAAATAAACCCAGATTATTCAGATAGTTTATTACATTTTATGCAACAGTGTGTTAATATATTGATTAATTTTGGAATAGAGTGTCATATTCAAAGTGTTGTAAGTATTAATAAATATAGAAATAAAGTAGCCTATAAAATTTTAGATAAACAACGTAATTTGATAAATTATTATGATAAAGTTGGATATAGATATGCTTTTACAAAAAATATAGAGTCGTTTATGGTAGTTGAATATTTAAGATATAAAGATTTATGTTTTCAATCACATAAATTATTTATTGAAAATATTAGAAAAATGTGTGATATAGGAATGTCAAACAATGCTATTTCAAATGAAACCGGAATTTCTGTAAGTAATGTAGCTGACATTAGGAGAAGCTATAATAAAAAAAGAGAAATCAGTATGTACAAATTAAAAGAAGACACTATTGAAAATTGGCAGAAAAATATACAAATTATTGGTGGTATGATATTTATGCCAGTAACTTCAATTATTCAAATAGAAAACAGATTGGTATCTGATATAACTGTAGAATCAGATAATCATAGTTTTATAGCTGGTAATAACTTTCTATCAAGTAATTGTGCTCAGGCAAAGCAAGCAATGGGTATTTATGCTACAAATTTTAATGAAAGAATGGACAAAACTGCTTATGTTCTTAGTTATCCTACAAGACCTTTAGTAGATACACGTGTAATGAATTTGATTAAATTAAATGAAAATCCGTCAGGTTGTAATATTACTGTAGCAATTATGACACATACTGGTTATAATCAGGAAGATTCATTGCTAGTAAATAAGGGTTCAATTGATAGAGGTCTTTTACAAATTACAATCACTCATACTGAAAAAGATGAGGACAAACAAAAGATAAATGGTGATGAAGAAATTAGATGTAAGCCAGATGCTTCCAAAACTAAGGGTATGAAATTTGGAAATTACAACAAGGTAAATTCAAAGGGTATTGTTCCGGAAAATACTTTAATTGAAAATCGCGATATAATTATGGCTAAGGTAACTCCTATTAAGGAGAATAGAAATGATCATAGAAAAGTGATAAAATATGAAGATGGAAGTAAGCAATATAGAACAGTAGAGGAGACCTATATTGATAAGAATTATATTGATAGAAATGGTGATGGATATAGTTTTGCGAAGATTAGATTAAGATCATTAAGAAAACCAGTAATTGGTGATAAATTTTGTGCTCTTCCTACACAACAAGTATTAACTAATATGGGTTGGATAGAAATTAAAGATATTGATATTAATATTCATAAAGTAGCAACATTAGATATAAATGGAAATATGATTTATGAGTATCCTAGTGCAAAATTTGAATATGAACATAATGAAAAAATGTATTTTATTAAAAATAAGCAAATACATGTAATATGTACGTTAAATCATAAATTATATGTAAATAAAAGAAATAGAAAAAATTATGAATTAATTGAGGCAAAAGATGTAATGGGTAAAATGGTAAGATTTCAAAAATCAATGAAAAATGTGTATCCAGATATAGAATTTATGGAATTAGAGGATGAAAAATATAAAATGGATGATTTCTTAAAGTTATTGGGAATGTTTATAGCGGATGGTTGGGCTGATACAATAAATAAAAGAGTTATGATAACAGCAATAAAAGATAGAAAACGGTTATATTTGGATAATATATTTAGTAATTTAAATATAATAGCATCTTATCATAAAAATGGGAATTATTATTTGTCAGGAGTAAAATATGAAAATTTATATAATATATTGGTAAAATTAAGTGTTGGTTCATTAAATAAATATTTGCCAGATTTTGTGTGGGGATTATCGAAGGGACAGTCTAGAATTTTATTGGAAAGTTTATTAGAAGGTGATGGCTCGTCAATCAAATATAAAGGGGAAACTTTTAATAGATATGGTACAATAAGTTTAAGACTGGCAAATGATATTTCAAGATTAGCAGTTCATTGTGGTTATTCTGCAATAATAAAAATTTCAGAAGAGCCTACAGGAGTTACAAGAGTAGGAAAGCGTAATTTAGGTACTCGTTCTGAAGAAATAGTAGAAATAACTCAAAAAAACACATATTATAAAGTAAGTATAATTACAAAACAAAATCAGCCTTGGATTAATAAAAAGAAAAATGAGCGTAATATAGAGAAATTAATAGATTATGAAGGAAAAGTATATTGTATAGAAATGCCATCATCACATTTATATTATATGAGAGAAAGTGACTTTGAACCGTCATTATTAATTGGAAATTCAAGCAGGCACGGACAAAAAGGAACTGTAGGAAATATTATTCCTGAGGAAGATATGCCATTTACTGCCGATGGTAATAGACCTGACATTATTATCAATCCACATGCTATTCCATCTCGTATGACTATTGGTCAATTAAAAGAAACATTATTAGGTATGGTATTAGTAGAATTAGGATTATTCGGTGATGGAACTAGTTTTGGAGAGTTAGATGTTGGCACAATTTCAAAGAAACTGTTAGAATTGGGACATGAAGCACACGGTAATAAATTATTATATAATGGGTTAACTGGAGAACAAATTGAATGTAGCGTATTTATGGGACCAGTATTTTATCAGCGCTTGAAACACATGGTAAATGATAAGCAACATAGTAGATCCATTGGTCCAATGGTTAATCTTACTAGACAGCCAGCTGAAGGTCGGAGTAGAGATGGGGGGTTAAGATTTGGTGAGATGGAAAGAGATTGTATGGTTTCACATGGTGCGTCAAGATTTACTAGAGGAAGAATGTATGATGCTTCAGATAAATATCAAGTATATGTTTGTAAAAAATGCGGTCTTATTGCGTCATATAATGACCAACTACATATTCACTGTTGCCGCACATGTGATAATCGTGTAGATTTTGCATATGTAGAGATTCCTTATGCATGTAAACTATTATTTCAAGAATTAACAACAATGAATGTAGTGCCAAGAATTATGACAGACAAATAAATATAAATACAAAAATGTGTAAATGATATTTTATCCAAAAATATTATTAATTAAATATAAATTCTACTAAACGAATTTTTGCTTTCATAACATTTTTTATAATTTTTTATAGTGATTAGAAAATAAATCAAACACATGCATAGAATTATAATATTTTAATTTAATATATGAACTTTAATAATATATTAAATTTTTCAAAAGTTTTAGATTATTTCCCTATTTTGGCGATTTAATAATAATATTTTTTAAAAAAATTGTATAAAAATATCATTTATGTGCTGTTTTAGCAGATGTTTTAATTTTAGTAATTGGAATAATAATAGCTAGATTTTTATACAAATATTTATTTAGTGCGTTTAATATTTTCAAATTTACAGGATTAGCTGTAATTATTCAAATTATTCACGATATATTATTTTTTTGGTTTGTCAAAACTATTCCTAGAGGATATAATTCAATGCTAGATTTTTTTAAGGATTATGCAAATGAAGTAGGAGTTTCCGCAATTTTAGGTGATAGTTTTGTTTATTAACTTCATATTTTGCAACATATAATCATTTAATAATTTCACTTTATTTGGTTCCTTATATGATAAACTATATTTCGATAACGTATGAATTTCTAACGCATTAAACTTACAATGTATGTGGTTAAAGTAAATAAAATACCTCCCCATAATGTATCCATAATAACAGTTAACCAAGACCATTTAGAAAATAACGCCATGTTAGTTGTTTCAAAAACGCCATAAATAACAAGACCTAATAAGAAAGCATCTTGAACGCTACGATTTGATTTAATAATGAAATAATTTAGACCAAATATTAGAAATATGTAGCAAAGTAAAGTAGCTAAAAAATTCATTTTAATAGGTGAACCTTGAACAGATTTAACTTGATTTTTAAAATAATTGGAAATAAGGTTTAAATAAACAGAATCAATAAAAACAAAGACAATTGCACTAACAAAAAGTTTGAAGTCAAACATTATATATTAAGTAAATATAATTACAGTTTTAACAAAAAATAAATTTATTTTTTTATTCTAGTATAATATAATATGTCTAATAGTATTGGAACAGGATTTACACAAACAGCATTTGGAACCTCTGGTTTTACAAGTGGAAGCTTAGGAAGTTTATTAGCCTTTGTAAATGGTATTGGATATCCCTATATTGGCCCCGGACCAAAATTAGGAGGTGGGCTTCCAGGATTAATGCCTCAACCAGTTGTAGATCATGATAATTCAGATTTATTTGCGCGTGAGCGTTTTACATTAAGAGAAGCATGGAATACAACATTTTATTCAGGAAGCTCATATCCAAAGAGAATGGTTGGGCCATTTAGAGCCGTAAATAATGCAGGTGATTTATTGAGTCGTCAAAATTATTCTTGCGGAGGTTCATGTCAAACCCCACAAACACGTCCGGGGCTTAATGGGTTAAGAACACATTTTGGTCATACATCAATTGAATGTAGACCATCTGTAATTTGGAGTCCAAGTCAAATAGACCCAAAAATTCCATCATCAACTTGTAATGTTAAGTTTGTGTATGATGGTTCAGATTATACAAAATTTAGAAGAAATCAGGCTATTAATAGAAACTATAATGATAGATCATTTGGTGGTAATGATTATAAGACATCTCAAACAGCAATCCGTCACATAAGAAGATATTAAATATATAACATAATAATTGTGTTTAAATATTAATTATAAAAATTTTATAATTAATAATTGTTATGAAAATTATTTTGTTATGGAATAAAATTTATTTATAATTTTTTTATAAAAATATTTATAATTTCCAAAATAATAAAATAATAGAATTATGATTACACCTTTTTACATTTTCAGCAAACCACATAATCATTTGCTTTGGGATTTTATTATTCGGTATTTTACTTTATTTGTAAAAAGTGTAAAATCAATAGTAAGGAATTTCACCTTACGATGGTCCAACTTTGTCCAAAAAATTAGTGAAGGACGAAATGAGTAGCAAATGTAATATGTTTTGTTTGACTTAAGGTCTCACATACTACTGCTAAACAATCTTATAAAGACTGGAAGTAACCCCATTTATTATCATTATTACTTAATATACATTATATTATTATATTTAATTTGTTTTATTTAAAAATATTCGGCGTTTGAAATGTTAAAAGGTGTATAATAAACAAAAATAAAATAAAAGTAAAAAAAAAATTGAAATAAATAACTTAAAGATTTAATGATAATATTATATTTATACTATTATCCTTAAAATGTTTGTTAGTACAAATGGATCAAAAAAGACTAAAAAACAACCACTTTTATTAGAGATTATTGATAATATTAATAATAATGATCTTTATACAGTTACACGCTCACAATATAGATCAAGTGAATTTATACCTTCCAATATAATACCAATTATTATGAATCATTTCTTTGAAAATTCTGAACTAGTTTTAGCATATAGCGAAACACACGGAATATATAAAATAAAAATCAAGGATTTGTTAGTTTCTTCCGTTAAAAATTGGGAATACAATAGACCTCCTGATATGGCACGATGTCCAGACATTGCTAGATATATTTATAATTCTAAAAAACCAATAGACACTATGATATATTTAAGCTTCAATAATATTAAAGAAGTATTTGAAGTTTTAGATGGAATTCATAGAATTACCGCTTTAAAAATTATTAAAGAAGAAAATTCTAAACCTCTTGATTTATTTGAATATCATGAATTTGGAACAGGTAATAATGCAACTTGGATATATAATCAATATATACTTGCTAATATTAGATTTAACGCACCTGTTGGTGAATTAATTGAAGTTTTTAAAAATTTAAATAAGAGTCAAGCTGTCCCAGAAATATATATTCGTGATCATACAAAAGAAAAAAAAGATATTATTGATACAATTGCTAATGAGTGGTTTGTTAAATATAAAAAGCACTTTTCATCTTCTGCTAATCCTATTAGCGGAAATACTAACAGAAATAAATTTGTTGACCTTTTAGATAAGTTATATGATAAACATAAAATAGATGAATCAAATGTGGATAAATTTAGAATAATTTTGGATGATGCTAATAAAGATATATCAATAAATATTCCATCAAAAGCATCAATTGATATTCGTGTAAAATGTAGAGAAACTGGATGTTATTTATTTCTATATAAAAATGATAAATTAGAAGAAATTATCTAAATTTATATTATAATGGATACTAACATGATTATATTAATTTTAGGTTTAATTTTACTTTTATTTTTTATTATGCGTAATGTTAAAGACGATACTTCAACACTAACTACAACTAAAACAACAAATGTTGTTTATAGAAGACCACCAGATGTAGCAGTTACACCACATTATAACGCATATAAAGCACAATATTACAATTAAAATAAAATATTAATAAAAAATTAATATTATTTATATAAAAATTAATATTGTTTATATAAAAATAAATATTATTTATATATAAATATGACGACTCCATACGGAATATCAACATCAATAGGTTCTCAAACATTTCAAGGATATGTTAATGCTCCAATTTTAGGTCCTTTAAATTCAAAACAATATCCAAACGCAATGCCATATCATAGCTATGGTATATTAACTGGACAACGACCAACTCCTCCACAATTTTATCCATGTCAAGAGCCAGTGTATGCGGAAATGTCAGTAAATGCAAGAGCTCAATATCTTAGAGCAACTGATATAAGTTCTAAGGAAAAAGCAAGACAGGATGCTTTAGGAAAATTATCAGCTCCTACAACAAAAGTATCATATTCATCACAACGTCAGTATGCAGTATCAACTCATATGAATTATATAGCTCCAATTCCAGAATCAATGTATACAAATATAAGAAAAAGTGTAGCTGTAGGTAAATCAGCATATAAAGTTCGGTTACCTTTAGCTGCTCCAATTGGGTCAAAAAGTTATGATAATAGTTTTAGGCGCACTGCATTACAAAGAGCGCGTTCAGGAGGATGTACTGCTCCCAAAAAGAAAGGTTCTATTTTTAATTATAGTCTAACACAACCAGGAATATGTTCTTGGGGTTCTATTCCAAGACAAAATTATTAATGAACTATAATGATTTTTATTGATATATATGAATAAAAATATCTAGCAATAATACTGATAGCTTTATTACTGTATGTAGGGTTGTATTTTTAAATGCTAAATAAAGTTTTACAAACTGTGCTAATTATGTAAATGGAAAAGTAAAGAATACTAGTAGTCCTTGTTATTGGAATAGCGAAAAATAAATGTTGTTCATTTAATGAACATGTTTATTCTCGTTTATGTTATCCAACTCCAGTACCATTGTCCTATTTGTTAACAATGTCCAGAACTAATATGATTAAAAACCCCAAAATTTATAACAAAATAATAAAAATAAATTTTTCTAAAATTAATATATAAAATGATGAACAAGTATCTTGTTGAATTTTTAGGAACTTTATTCCTTGTTTATGTAATTTTTGCCACAGGAAATTATTTAGCAATTGGTGCAGCTTTAGCAGTTGCTGTTATGTTAGGTGGAGCTATTAGTGGAGGTGCGTTTAATCCAGCTGTTGCGATTGCTTTAATGTATGCGGGTAAATTACCTCGTTCTGATTTGATCCCATACATTGTGGCTCAAATTGCTGGTGGTTTAGCTGGCTTTGAGTTATTCAAAATGATTGTTAATCGTAGTGCTTAAATAATGGACTAAAATATAAATAATTAAGATATGATATTGTTTTCTTATATAATATTATATGACAAAGTATAAAAGAATAAAAAGAAGAAGTCAAAAAGGAGGAGAATGGTATAATCCAGCAACATGGTTCGGTACAGCTGCTACAAATACTGCTAGTACATTAGAGAAAGCAAAACAAGGTGTTCAAAGTGGATTAGCTAGTTTACAAAGTGGATTAACTAGTGCTGATACAACATTAGGTAATATAGCTCATGATGTAACAGAAACAGCTAAATCAGGGTTTTCATCATTAGCTGAAGGTGTTAGTTCATTAAATCCATTATCTTCGAGTGAACAAAATTCTGTCCCTGTTTCAACTTCTGTTCATGGTGGAGGAAGACATAGAAGACGTGCTAGAAGTATGAAGGGTGGAAAAGGTGGTTTAGGTTTAACTTATTATGCAGCTCCAGTATTTGATTTGAAAGTGGCTGAACCAAATAGTTGGCAATATTACGAAAATGGAACCAATCAGTATTCAGTAAAAGGTGGTTCAAGAAAGCGTAGAGGAAGAAAGAGACGTCGTACCCGTCGTCACAGAAACATTAAAATATAAATAAGGTTATAGATATGTAAATTGTGCAACAAATATTTACAGAATTGCTTATAACTTATAATGCGATAAATAATAAAGAAAGACCAAATTATTTATCAAGAAGCAATAACTCATCAGGGGTTTTAGAAGAATTCCCAAAACCAAAATTTACACGATCTTCCCTTCGGGAGGGCAAAGCTTTTGATTTTTTATTTCACCGAAAGGTGCGGTTTTAAATCTTCAAGGGTGTAAATCATAAATTTCAGTGACTTTTTTAATATAATTAAGTGTATTTTTTGTCTTAGATAATTCAGCGGATAACTGAGAAGGCGTTGTATTAACTTTAACGTGGTTGGGATGTTAATTTGAGAATACATGTAAATATATATTACATGTATTTTCTTTAAGTTGTTTTCTAATTAACTTATTTAGGCAGCATACTATTTTTATCCATTATACCATATAATATATATACACCTAAGATACCAAGTGTAGCAAAATATAATTGAGATATTGGATCTTTTGGAATTTTATAACATGTATAACATTGAGTATTTAGACTTGTATCCTTCAAATTTGTAAATGTCTCGCGACATTGAGCTCCTGTTATCGGATTCTTTTTATCTGAAAAAATACATGGGTCCATATTTTGAATATCTATTAATGTTACAAAATGACTCTCTGTTGATTTATTATTATATATATCTATTGTTTCCATCTTTAACTCTTGACAATCTGGCTTTGAACCTACCAAAAATGCCTGAAACATTTCCATTGGATTAAAAGCATTTAAATTACTTATGGTTCCTGGAATTAATCCTTTAAATTCACTAAAATTCACTCCCACGCCTGAAGATATAAATGGAATATTACCCTCAGGCACATTATTTATAAAGATATATCTATCCACATCCTGCCCTGTTGCCTTATCTGTGCATTTACCACCTGTTTTTAAAAAAAACCTATTACCTAAAGGTTGCCCTGTTGCAGATGCTTTTCCACCACCAGATACTAACAACTCAACATAATTTATTAATCCATCTATATCTTTTCCTAATTGTGATAAACTTCCTGAACCAGACATACCTAATTCTGATGGAGTGCGAATATATTTATAATATGGATAGTCCGGACCTATGTATTTCTCTTCTGCAGCTTTTGCATTTTTTAATACATCTTGAAATATGTTAGACATTTATCTAATATACATTTATAATTTATTTTTATAAGGTATTTTTAAAATTAAATTATAATTTACAAATATTTAGAATAAATTGAGTTTATATAACAATAATTATTTATTGTTAGTATTATATGACGATTGTTAAAGGTGTTAAATTAGATAATTTTAAATATATAAAATGACTTAAAATTAGTTCTTAAAAATAATGATCCAATTGAAGACAAATTACATGTGATTGCTGTCATATCTAATCCAATTTTATTTGTTAAAAGATACATTTTATTTAAACAATTTTTACAAAGAATTGAAAATGAAGAACCAAACGTTATACTTTATGTTGTTGAACTAACATATGCTAATCAAAAATTTATTATTACTGATTCTAAAAACCTAGACATTTACAAATTAGATGCGATACACCTTTATGGCATAAAGAAAATATGATTAATCTCGGTGTTAAGAATTTGTTACCTTCTAATTGGAAAGCGGTTGCTTGGATTGATGGAGATGTAGAGTTTGAGAGTAGCACTTGGGCATTAGATACCTTAAAAATATTAAACGGATATAAAGATATTGTTCAATTATTCTCACATTGTGTTGATATGGACCATAAAAATCATACTATGCGAATATTTAATAGCGCGGGATATCATTTTCTAAAGGACATTCATATTGCGGAACAGGACAAAATTATTGGCATCCTGGTTACGCTTGGACTATAACGAGAAAAGCATATAATAGAATTGGAGGATTATATGATAGAGATATATTAGGGTCAGGTGATAATATTATGTTATTTTCTATTTTTTGGTAATGGAATTAAATCTATAGATAATAGTTCAACAAATGAATATAAAAAGATATTCTTAAATTTCAAGAACAAATGAAAATATTAAGATTTGGTTACGTTCCTGGTTCTATTTATCATTATTTTCACGGAAGTAAACAAAACAGAAAATATACAGAAAGATGGCAAATTCTAGTTAAACATAATTATAAACCACTTACATTTATTGAGTATAATAGTCATGGAATTATTGTTCCATCTCCAATATTTCCTAAAGAATTAGCAGATGATATTTACAATTATTTTAAAGAAAGAAACGAAGACGAATAAATGAAGATAATAAATGATTATTCATAAATATTATATATTTTTTATCAATAATCAGATGGTTCCCATTTATTTTATTATATAATGACAAGCATTATATAATAAAATAAAATGAAATCTACTATCATCAACCTTTTCCACATAGGATCATCATTCATCTGCGAAAAATACATTTGTTTATTTATATCAAAGTTATCTGTATTTAATTCACCTTCGTGTTTTATTTCTACTTTATTATTTTTTACCAAGTTCTAAATCAGCTACTTTTAATATTTTAATTGGATATTTTTCCTTTATTATTCCATTTTTTTTATAATTTGATTTAAAATATGTCTTAATTCGTAATGGTAATCATTATTTATTCTGTGTCTCATATACTCCCAAGACGGATGCAATAACTCATATAAAATGTCTTTAAGTTGTTTTAGTCCCATTTTAAATCTTCAAGGGTGTAAATAAGCGTGCCATTTAAATCTTCAAGGGTGTAAAATATTTATGATATGTTATTTATCTTTATCTTCAATAAAATCTTCTGCGTTTGCCGCTGTTTCTTGCTCTGTCCCCGTAATATCTGGAGGGGTTGAACCAGCTAATTGTTGAGCATAATCAGCTTGTTGTTGAACTAAGCCATCAATTTGAGTTTGCATTGAATCAATTGATTGTTGCATATCATCAACGCGTTTCTTTACACCATCTAAACCATCTATTCTTCCTTTTAATACATCTATATTTCCAGCATTTTGTTGAGATAATATTAAAGCATTATTTGGGTCATTTAAATTATATGGTTTATATTCTTGTGTAGAAGTAGTGGTAGGAGTAGCTGCATTTTCTAAACCCTCTATAAGACTTCCTTGTAACATTGCTAAATATGCTTGATATCCTAATAAAAGAACAAATACAAAAATTAGTATATATATTAATAACATTAATATATATATATACTACATTTTTTTCTTTTATATTTATATAATGTCTACAGCTTTTTATCCAACAAATATGCGACAACAAGCCGCCAGTGGATACGGTAATAAAAGTACATTAGAAAATATACCTTATGTTCCTTGGAAAGGAACTGGTATTTTTAATAATCCAGTTGGTGTTACTGCCACGCATATTAGACCATTAACTAATAAAGACCCGGGAAATATTTTCCCAACAGGATTTGGATTACCTCGGCCACTTAAGCAATATAGAAAAGGAACAGTTATTCCTATTAATTTTGAAAAAACATCCTCTGCCAATACCGCTGCTGAAATTGAAAAACTTCTTATTGCTTATAATGTTAACAGAGCAATAAAATCGTCAAATGGTTCATCATTGGGCGGAGGTAATGGCGGAACAGGATTATTATCACAAATGATGGATATGCCTAGTTCATTTATTGTTAAAGATAATGGTTCAGCCGGTTTAACTGAACAACAAATTGGTCTAGTAAATACAGTAATTCAAGATGATAAAGGCGTCAATATTGAAGCCGAATGTAAAAATTGTAATGGTGTAGGAATTGTATCTAATTGGATGCCAATTAATAATTTATCAGAAAACCCAGAACCAAACGTTACTAATCCATTACTATGTTGTAATCAACAAAGAAAGGCAATTCAAAGAGTATTACCAACTAACACAAATGTTAAAAAAAACTATTACCAAACAACATATATGTATTTATATAATCGTTGTCAAACATTTCAACAACGACAATTTAATTTTATTACTGGTTCAGTTGATAAAAAAATAGAACAATTATTTTTAGCATATCCGTTTGTTACTGCTAAAATACTTGAATATTCAAAACCGGGAGATCCATTGTCTATAATTAATTTATATGTAGCACAATGTAATCCTAATTTTACTGTTGAAAAAGGTGTAGAAATAGCATTTATAAATTTTATTTCACAAGCATTATCAGATGCTGGATTTGTAACAAAACCCGAATATGATACATTAATTGGCGAATCACCATTATTAGTTGAAACCTTTATAAAAACTTTACAAACCATACTAACAGAAAAACAATATAAAATAGTAATTGATTATTTATATCAATTAGCTGCAAATCCTTATAATAGTTCTGTTATCAGTGGTCCATCAAATCCAAAGGGATGTTCCTTAGTCTTCTATAAACCAAATAATCCTCAATTTGCAAAACAAGGAGGTGTATCAAGTAGCACAAGAACATTAAAACTAACAGTTGATACTATTAATACAGTTGCTTATAAACAACGTAAATTAAAGTCTAGTAATCCTGCAAATTTCGCAACACTAATCCAATATGGATATAATTCAAGCACTCCATATATTTATAAAGATAAGGTTCCTCGCTGTCAACCACAGACATATATAGGAAATCCATTTTTCTTTTCAGGTGAATATCAAAATAAATTAATATGTAAAACAAAGACAAATGGTGCTGAATATCATACATAATAAGATAACTCAACATTCTGCAGGTAACTTATATTGGGGCTACCCAACCTGCTTAAATATATTTTATAAAAGGAGTTAAAGACCTTTTGAAGCTAAAAGTTAACGCGCTGTAACCAAAGGTCACAAAAACAAGTTATCGCGCTTCAATCAAAGGTCACAAAAACAAGTTATCGCGCTTCAATCAAAGGTCACAAAAACAAGTTATCGCGCTTTAAGTTGTTTTATTAAGATTCGCAAAGGTGTAAAATATATATTATACACTCTCTATTACATTATCTTCTTCTCCTACAGATGGGGTTTTCTTTGGAGTCAAAATATATTTATCTTATCTATAAATTTATTGTGAGGTAATTGATTTTTTTCACACCATTGAATACATTTTTGAATATGAAATTTTTTTAAATTTTCCATCTTTTCTTCACGATTTTTATTTTTAAAAATATTTATTATTTGATCATAAGCCTCCAATTGTTGTTGACCTATTACTAAATTTGATTCCTCTAATTTATTTATTAAATAACATGGTACTTCATTAGCAATTAAAGAATTAATACATTTATCACTCATTAACTCCACATTATCTATCTTAGATATCAATTGCTCCTCTATATTTGCTAATAATTTATTTTGGTTATTTGTATTTTCATTGTAACCCATACAAATTAAATATCTTTCACTCTTTGTCACGTCACTTATTGACGGTTTTACTAAAAATATTTTATCATATATACTTGAAATTATAAATATAACGTCTATTACTGCTTTATATAATATATTATCTATTTTTATAACACTCATACCTTGATTCATTTGATATTTTATTATAATTAATAATACTAAAATCATATTATTTATATACTTTTTTGTATCATTATATTCATCCGGATGAAATTCACATATTATCAAATCTAATTTGTGTTTATAATTATTTCTTACAAATATTTCATACAAATTATTATAATTAAAATCTTCAAAAATTACTGTATCTTCATTTTCTTCTCTTATCATATTTAATAAATAATTTATTGATGTATAATTATTTGTCAAATGTGCAATATTAATTTTATGTTTTAAAGCTAATACATCACTTATATTAAACACTTGAAACAATTCCATCAACTCAAAAAAAATTACAGACTCAGGTTTTACCTTACTAACAGATATTATTGAACCCGGAACATTTGAATGTATAAACTCAAATGGATTAACTATTTTATTTACATAATCAATCGTTATTTCTTCATTTTGATCATTATTATTCTCTTGTAACTTAAATAGTTGATTGTAAATATTATTCATATAAAAAATTAAACTATATGAAATATAAGGCTCCATATTATTATTTGTTAATTGGACATTTAATTTAATATTAAAATTATTTTTTGGTATTATATAATAATTCATTGTTTATTATATAATCCCTTAGGAATTACTATTTATATCTTTTTTACACCTTATTTATCCTCAACAATATTAAATTCAATCTCTTTCTTTCTTCGAGTTGTCTTTTTTTTTGGTGCAGGTGCTATCTTAATTATTTCTTCATTAGCACCAGTGCTTAACCCTTCAATTACTTCTGTTTCTACTATTTCTTTTACTTTTCTTGTCTTTAACTTTTTAGCTACTGCGTTTGATTCTTCTAATGCTTCAGTTGCTTCCTGTAATTTTAGTTTTCCTGATAATTTTTTTGCATTTGGCTTTACTATTTCTTCTGCTTTTTCTACTGCTTCACGAGCTAACATTGTTCCAGCTAATTCTATTTCTTCTTCTCCTGGTAATTGATCTATTAATGTTCTTGTTAGTTTCTCAGCATTTCTAGTTGATGTTTTTTTGTAAATAAAGAAACGATTCAAGAATGATATTTCTTTCTCATAATCCCTCATTAATAACGCATCCTTATAGTCACTTTCCTTTTCTGGGTGTCTTTTAACTTCATTTTCCATTGAGTTAAATAATTCGGAAAACATTCCGCTACCTTCAGGCAATTTCATTTGTCTTGCTTCATCTCGTGTCACTAAACTAAAACCATATTTATCCATTGTGCTAGTTAAGAAATCAAAATTCACTAAATATTCTGGAAGAGTTTGGTTAATTGAATCTTGATATACATCTATTTTATAACCTAAACAGCTTTCATTATCTTCAAATATAGTAGCATCATATTGTTTTTTTATTGACCATACTTTTTTGTCATCTACATATATTTCTCTACTTTCACCCTCTCGTTTTCTTTTTAACATATTAAATATTGTTCTACCATCGTAACATGTTGCTATAAAATAACCATACAATTTTGTGCACTCTGCTATATTTTGAATAAAATTATAGAATGTTCTTTTATTTTCAAACATATAATGCATAGCAAATTGACACGATGACACATCAAACCCATTGTGAGCTTTACCATGTTGTCTTGCAACAGCTGGACCAAGACTTTTATCAACACCTGTTGAACCAAATATTGATTTTGTTATTTGATTTGCCTTATCACTGAACATATTAGTTCCACTTCGTATATTTTGAGAACTATTACCAGTTACAAATAAACAATATGGAACACTTTTGTTTGTCATCTTAAAATTCAAATACCTAGCACAAGCTCCATTTAAACGATTTTCAATATTATCATGTGAAATATCAATACCAAACACAAATGATAATTCTGAACCAATCCACTTTGGCAAATCTCCAGCCTTACCACAAGCAAAATCAATTAATATATTACCATTCTTTGAGACACCTTGAATTAACGCTTTTTTTACATATAAATTGTGAAAATCTCTCATTCTTTGTGTCATTTTATCTGTCGTAACACTATTATAATAGACATCATCTGATACTTCAATTCCTGGAATACCTTCACCTGTTGATATCATTCTTTCAGTTACAGGATTATGAATTGAATGCCAGTTACTATTAGCGGTTTTATAATCATTTGCTCCTACACCATTACCAGCTTTAAACTCTGCTGTTTTGTCGTATCTGACTCTCATAGGAATCCATTTCCACATTCCCGGTTTTAACATATCATATCTAAACTCTACTACCATTTGATCACCAAATACTTGTCTTTCTTCTGTAAACATTTGTGATGAACCATTACTATCCATTTCTAACATAACATTACATAAACCAGCTAATGGGTCATATGGGTCTGAAGGAAAGAATTGTTTTGGTTTATATCCTGATTCATCATCAATATCTTTCTTACTTGAAAATTTATCATCTAACACATCTTGGCATGGATTTACAAATCCATGTTTTGATAGTTCAAACCCAACTGTTAATATTATTGTTTTATATTGATTGAATTGAGTTGTTTCGTAATTATTTACACCATCTTCAAATATTGGAGTAACTATATCCTTACCATCTGAACCCTTTTTCGTAACAACTAAGAAATCTATTGTTAATTGACTTTTAGGAAAAGTTTCTGTTGATTCAGTTGGTTTCCATTTGAAGATATATGGCCATGTTATTTTTTTCTTAGGACCTGCTTCTAAAATTTTATTACCACCAACACCTAATAATGTTGGTGTAAAAATTAATCCATCAACTTCATACTCAAAATCTTTATCATTAATACGTCTTAATAAATAATTATTTGCCTCAAATATGCTGTATTTCGCAATCGCAACAGACTCACCATCAACTACTGAATCAAAGTTTGGATAAAATTTCTTTGATACAATTTTAATTGGATATAGATTTTTACCTCCATACTCTTGTAATATTTTTTTAATTTCAGTTGCTTTATTTGATACACTTATTGGTTTCAATATCTTTATAAATTCTTTTAACATTGGTAAGCGACAACCATCCTTAAAATATCTCTCCTCTTTTGTATGAGTATTAATAAATGGTCTTGCCCTAACATCTACATTATTAATATAATATATATCAAATACAGCAAAAGTATTAATGAAGATACCCAATTTATTGTGTAAAATTAATTCACCATCTAATAATGAGTTAAAACATTTTTCCTCATCTGTCTTAGCACCTGTAAATATAACATTCATATTCGTATTAATTAAATATAAACGTCCTCTACCATTTACAAATAATAAATGTCTATCACCATCAGCTTTTTCTGTTACACAGTAAGCATATGGTTCTGTTATATTAGGTACAATAACATCTTTATTTAATGGAGCTATATTTATTAAATCCAAAGTTACCAATCCTGGACCTATAAAATCGCTAGGATATACACCTTTCTTAGGAATATACTCGCCATATTTTTTTTGTTGTTCTTCCTCAAATAATAATTTAAGATATTCTTGAGCTACTTGTCTTTGTTCTGGATATGAAATAGGATAATTTGTTTTTTGTAATCCAGATAACACTGTTTTAACAACTTTTTGTAATCCATTAGATAACTCTGTTGGCGATTTAAATTTTGCTTTAGCCAATTTTTCCACTTCAATTTCAATTTCATATGTTTCTGGATTATTAAAAACATTTGACTCTTCAATATTATACGCTTGAATCATCCATCCTCTTTCATTTTTATTTGACATTTTAACTATACTAAGATCGATTTTAAATGGTAATTCTTTATTTTCAAATGTTACACGATTCATATATCTAAATACTTTCTTTGTTTTATTCCAATTTTCAAATACATCCACACCAATTTTTCCAGCTTTACTTATGCTTTCTTCAGTATTGATTGAAACTCTAAAATTAAAGTCATCAAAATTAGCACTTTGTATTATATTATCTGTTTCTTTACCATCCTTAAATACTTTTAAGGGACTTTTTCTATTAATTTTTACAGAAAACGCGTTTTTATCGTTTAAATAATTTATACTATTAGTTTTACAATAGTATTGAATATTATTAAGACCATCTATCTCAATACGAAAACGTTCAAAATCACTGCTTGTCTTAAATTTACCTGTTTTTACATCAAAAAATTCTGGTTGTATTCTTAATAAATGTGTTCCATTTGGATATTGACATGTCCAGCCAAATGCTTTTAGCTTCTTTACAACATTATCATAATCTAATTTAGTAATAGGTCTAGCTCCTCTAGTTCCAAATTTCGCCTCCATTTCTATTTCGGAATGTTGTCTAGGATTGGCATTTAGAAATGCTAAAGATATAATATCTAATTGTTGTTGTGGAGATACTTTACTACGCTCTGTAGATAAAGCTTCTGCATCTATACCCTTTAATATATCAGTTGTATTATTAGCTTTAGTTCCTTTCATAATTATATATATATGTTAATATATATTTATATTGTTATTCAATTTTTTTATACCTTTGGACATTTAAAATGCCGAATTAAGTAAATTTAATTTTATGATATCATTTAACTATCAGTTTAACTATTAGTTTAACTATTAGTTTAACTATTAGAAAAAATTGAAATAAGTTTACTAAATTATGTAAACTTTATTTTATATATTATAATTATGGAATATAATATAATTACGTGTAATAATAATTGTTATAAATGTAACAATGGAATTGAGTGTAATGAATGTAAAGAAGGATTAAATAACGCAAAAGAGTTTTTTGATATTTTGTTAGGTAAAAAAACATATACTATATAAAATTACATTAGAATTAGATGACAATTTAGTTTTACCAATTAAACAAGTTAAAAATTTGATTTCCAATAAAAATATTGGTGGATAAAAAAAAATAATTCAAGTAGATTTGTTAATTACAATATTGATTTTAATAATGTTAAATTTATGGAAATTGAAAAAATTGAGGGTTGTAAAAAATTTAAAATGGAATTAGAATTAGAAATAGGAAATTATACTATTGGTTGCGGAACAAAACAAAATGGTATAAAAAAGATTTTTGTGTAAAAAATGATGAATATATTTACATTAAGTAATGTTATATATTTATTTCCGGCGTTTTAAATGTCCAAAGGTTTAATATTTTAATACTAATAACTCGTAAATATCTTTCTTTGTTATTTTTTTCTTACCATCTTTCTTGTTACATTCATCAATATTAATATCTAATTTTTTACATAAATCTGTTAGTTCTTCCAATTTATATGAACCCATACTTTTTAATTTTGTATCAAAACTACTCATTTTATAATAGGTTTTTCTATATTTATTTATTGTTTCTTCAGATACATCTAATTCAATTGAGTGCTCGTAAGACTCACTATTTCTATGAACTATATTAATAGGATGACTCCCATCAATATCAGCACATAATAATTCATAAACTTTACGCTTATAAATTAACAATACATTAATATTTTCAAGAATACATAAAGCAAAAAAAGTCTTAATAGATATTTTATCTTTATTAGATAAGTCGTCTTCTAATTCTGTTAATGGTTTTATTTTATGAATTTTTAAAAGTTCTTTATTCTTACGAAGTAACTCAATATATTTGAATTTTTCCTTTTTCTCAATAACAAAATATTGGTTATTTATTTCCATTTCATAATTTGAGAAACCATGTTTTAGAATATAAAAACACCAAAAAAGAGAGTCTTTTTGTTTTGGTCTATAGTTCGTTTCCTTTTTTCTTTTTACTTCTAGTGTCTTTTTAATTATTTTTTTCTCAACAATTGGTTCTTTGTTCATTTCTTTTTCTATATGTTTTAGAGATGATTCAGGTCTCAAAACTACAGACTCTGATATTTGGGTCATATATTTAGTATATCTATCTATATTTGTAGATGTAAACATATAATCTTGTAAATCACTAATTATATTAGTTTTATGGTTAATAGGTTGATTAATCATTTATCTATTCTATTATGTAGATATATCTTTAGTATCTTTTAAAAAAAATGTATTTTTATATTTCTCCTTCTCTTTCTCAGCATTATTGAGATAAATTTCCTGAGTATTTACATATTTAATATAAACCATAAGTTCATTTAATATGTTATTTTGAAGTTCACTTAGATTAATATGTATGCCATATTTATTCTCATTTATAATCACATTTTTATTTTTTTTTAGTATTCTGAGAATCTCAATTTGATTAAATTTAGACATATTTTCTATTTGTTCTCTAATATAATTTAATTGATTAAAATCATAACTCTCAATAGACATATATGACTATATACATTTGCTTTAAATCAAAAATAAATTAAATTAAATTAAATTATATTTTATCCATCAATAATGAGCTTTGGTTTTGCGCGTTCTTTTCCTTCCTTTGCTTCTTTTGGTGGAACTAATTGAGCAATTACAGAAACATATTTATCATTTAATTCAAAACGTTGAGCAATTACAGTTGCTATAAATTTCTCATTTTCTTCAATAGAATTAAAATATTCACTAGCATAATAATGGTCTCTTGCAACAAATAGAACAAATGGACTTGGTTGTTCATCAGCACTTTCTGCGCGTATACCAGCCTTAGTAATATTTTTAGCGATACAATTTAAGTTCATGCCAGCAACTGGAAAACAAACATCACAATTAAATACAACATCAAAGATTATATTTTCACCTTTAACAATACCACTTGAAAATGTTATAACTCTAATGGAACCTTGTTTAACATAACCTTCTACAATACATTTTCCACCAACCATTTTAGCAATTGTATTTTCCAATGTTTGTAATAAATTCTTACCTATTGCCGTAATAGGTAAGACTAAATTTTTAGTAATTTGACAAGGACTATAAACTCCAGTTATAGCCTTTTGTCTATATTTAGGTTTAGATGCTTTAGCTATAGGTTCCATTATAATATTAGTATATATTTATTCTTTTAATTAATTTTCAATTTTATTTAAAAATATTAAAAATTAATTAAATATTATTTTCTCATAATTTATTTTTTTCTTTTTTCTGAAACTCATTAATTATTGCTGTTTCTGTATCTAAAAACCATGTTTTATCATTCAAATGTTGATTCTCAAAACTTCTCAATGTTAGTTCTTGTCTTACACATAACTCTTTAGCTCCATCTTTTGTAACCTTAGACACAAATCTATCATCATTTTCAATATCATTTAATACATTAATAATTTTTTCTTTTCCTGCTTGATCACAACGGAAACCTGTACTACGTTTATTTTTTGTATCCTTAACTTGATAAACCATATATTTTCTATTATTTTCAAAACCTATAAATCCAACATAATGACTTAAATTTGTCTTTAATCTATATTTCTTTAATATTGAATCACCTAAATCTCTCTTATCTTCAGGTTTTGCTGGAACCCATTTATCACCATCTAATACAAAAATATTTATATTTTCTATTCTTGAAGGTCCATTAAATATAACTATTCCTGTTATTCCCTTTGCCACTATAAGTTTTGTTAATAAATATTTCTTCATTTTTCCATAAAATCTTTGTAATCTTTCATATCCCTGCGCGAGTTTAGGTTCTAAATCTTTAGTTACATAAATATAATTTAACAAGTCTATCTTTTCATTCATCATTAAACTATCTACTATATGTTCAATCAAAAACTGCTCTAAAATTTCTAAACGTTCTTTTTCAGAATCTGCTGGAACTATATCATCCTCTTTAGCCATTTTTCTTAATACTAATCCACATAATTGATACCAATTATCATTTCCCCTTTCAACATTACTTGTTTCTAAAACTAAATTGTAATTATCAAACATCTTATCTAATACATTCTTTCCTTTAATTAATAACTGTTCTTCTATTTCTTCTTCAAATATTTTATTACCAATACCACGCTTATCAATAACTGGGTTCATAACATTTGATTTTATTTGGAAGTTTATCATATTATGTTTGTAATCAATTGGAACTGAACGATCATAAATAGATATATTTTTGTTATTTAACTCGCTTGGTTGAAATAAATAATATTCACCAATATTTATTAAATAACCTGTTCGGCCATATTTATCTGTTATATATTCAGTATTATCGTTAATTATTTGTGTTAGGGCTGCGTAGATTTGAGAAGTAGGATAATTTTTAGGTGTCTTTATTAACTTAAATAAATCATTTTTTTTGTAAAAAAAACGCATCTTCATTAGCATCTTTATTTTTTGAATTATTTTATCTGAATTTATAAGCATAAATGATTCACTGTATGTATCAGTATTTTCAACAAAATCTTCAATACTTATATCTGGAAGACATTTAAATTCACATTCCATAAAATCACATGTTGCAGAGTTATCTATATCTCCTATTACAAAATTATTTAAAACTTTTTTATCTGATAATATTTGTATTATATCCCTATTTTTTTCTATTTTCTCAAAATTCTTTGAAATTAATTCTGTTTGATCATGATTAATTATACAATCTACAGCTGTTTGTTTTAATAATCTTGTCACTTTTCCTATCTTAACTGCTTTTATTTCAGAAATACGATAAACATATAAATCAGCTGCCTCTTCTTCAGCATTTTCCAAAATAGTTCCATATAAAAATATTTGCACATTTCTTTTTGAGAATGGTAAATCTTTATGAGAAAAGTTACGCACAGCTCTACCAATAATTTGTTCTATTCTATTTACATTATACCAAGGCTCTAAAATATGAACTTGACGGATTGCTTTAAAATCTAAACCTTCTGAACCGGCTTGAGAAATTAAAACAATCTTAATAATTTCACCTGATACATCAACTATGTTTCCATCTTTATCTTCTCTAAAAATATTATCATTATTTGTAATTGCTTTTACATCAGACTCATTATTTGGCGATATACGAGGGTCACCAGTAATCATAATATATTTTGCTGGTTTAAAATCTGTTTTAGAATCAGGCGGACGCATTGTTCTTACATCTACTACTGGAACTGGAGGGCTTTTAAATAATGGTTTTGCTTTTTCTCCATAACGTGTAAATCCCATTTCTTCAAGAGCTAATGCCATTGGTATTACTCCTGCATCAATATATGATGAATAAATTAAAATAATACCTTCTGAAACAACACCTGTTTCTCTGTTATAAATATAATCACATATATTTTTTATTTTTGAACTATATTTTCCTATTTCATTTTTCTCAAATACGTGTGGAACACCATGTTTATATTCAAATTGACCCTTTGCTGCTGGCGTTTTTGTATCTGTATAATCCATTATTCTTTTTAACCCTTGGCTTCCTGTTAAATCTTTTGGGTCAATATATAATCTTCTGCCACTATCCGATTGACTTGAATCTCCGCCTTTTTTAGATAATTTAGTAATTGTAGATACATTTGATGATATGGGAAATTCTGTTAATCCAAAAATATTAGATTCTTTTATTGAATTTTTTTCTGTTGGTAATTGTGACTTTGTTTGTCCTTCAATAATATGTTCTCCAGAAGCATCTATCATTTCTGCTTCTGATGTTATTGTAGAAGTTTTCTTTGGTTTAAGTGTTCCTTTAAAAGATGTCTCTCCCACTGATACATGTCTTAATGTTGGTTTCTTTGTTTTCTTATTTGACACTGGTATAATTATTTCTTCTTCCCCTTCTTCGGATGATGCTTTTTTATTACTAGATGATTTTGTAACTTTTTCTATATTTCTAACATCAGGTTCAATTACTGTGTTTAATAATGTAATATCGCCTTCTACACCTTCGGTAACTGCTGGCTCAGATTCTAATTCTGAATTATGTGTTTTTATGATAGAAGCAACTACTTGGGGACCATTACTTATTACATCATCTATTTCTTCAACAACTTCTTTATCAGGACGGCCAGTTGATGGTGAAATATCATCAATTTCTCTTTCTTCTTTATCAACATATTCCATAGGTTCAATTTGTTTGACTAACTCATCTAAACCATCATATGGATAAATTATATTTAATGCTTCAATTGGAATTTGTAAATCTGTATATCCAAATGAACGCAATTCTGAAAATGCTACCACTTTTCTTTGAGTTGATCCTTTGGTTATTTTATATGTTTCTTCTCTACTTCTTAAACGATCTATAATGTATTTATATCCCAATTCTTGATACTCACCAATTATTGTTAAAAATAAACTAAGTTTTTCAATCTTCTTATCATTAGGGATTTTTTTGCCATTAATTTGATATTTTGGATATTCTTCAATTGTTTGAAACACATGGTTAGGAGCAAATCTATCAGGATAAACTCTAAAAGGAAATGTATATGGATTTTCACCTCTAACATATGACACATAACCAGTTGCTTTTCTAATTAACATCTCCTTTCCAATTTCTTTTCCATCTTTATCTTTCTTCCAATCACCATTTTTATCAAATATATCTGATACAGAAACAATACCTCTACGATCATTCATATTTAATAAATTTAATAACCAAATAATCTCTTTATAGCTATTAAACATTGGTGTAGCAGATAAAAGTAATAAACGAATATTAGATACAACGCTAACTAAAAACATTAAATTTTTAGCTACATTTTTATTTTCATTATCATCAGATATTCTTATATTATGAACTTCATCAATCACTACTAAGCTATTAGAATATTCTATTTCAAGATTTCTAATTTTGCTATTCATACTGTCTGTTGCTTTTCCCGATTTTCTAACTATTTCATTTGAAAATTGAACATAACCTTGAAATGAATAGGATGCGTTAATCAGATTCTTTACTTGTTGAATAACTTTTTCACGTTTTAACCCTTTCATTCCAGTTGGATTAATTTCTTTCAGTAATTTATTTCCTAAACATCCCTTCATTGTCCAAATACCATCTACTTCTTTTAATTTTCTCTCATCAAATAACTGTAATTTAAAGTTATCTTGAACGTTTGGACTAGCTACTATAATTATACGTTTATTAATACCCATTTGTTTCAAATAATCTCGCATTTCTTCACAAACACCGATTGCTGAACATGTTTTTCCTGAACCTAAACCATGGAATAAAATTAAACTGTTATATGGGGTCTGAAATGATAAAAAATTTCTAACAAATGCTTGTTGTGGTAATAATTCATATTCAGCTGTTTTTAAAATTTTTGCATATTCCTCAACATCATAAATAGCACCATCATATTTAGTATCACTAAACTCCTTTTTTTTTGCAATTTTAATGTTAAAGTTTGGATCATCTAAAGTTGGATACAAATACTCGTTACTATTTGGAACCTCTTTTAATTCCTCTCTATTTTCTAATTCTATCTGTAATTGTTCTTTATTATTTGACCCACACTTTTTAGTATATAATTTACCTATTTTATCCAAATCACATATTTCTTCTTCATCTGATTTACTATCTTCTTTAAATCTTTTCTTAAGTTTAATTTCAACACTCATCTATACTTATATATTAATATAATCTATATTCTTGTAAAACTTTATTTATATTTATAATGAGTTGCTTTTTTTCTAAATTATATGGTCTAATTGATTCCAAACATTCTTCTAATGTTTTCCATTGTATTTTAGAAACTTCTGTCTTTTGATAATCATTCAAACTATTATTAATATTTTCTGTATATCCTAAAAAATATTTATGCTTATATGATTTATGGTTTGAACCAATAAACATCTCTTCAAATGGTAACATATTTTCTACTATTTGTATTGTTTGTTTTGATATTCCTGTTTCTTCTTCAAATTCTCTTAAAGCACAATCTAAATCTTTTTCTTGAAAGTTTCGTCTTCCTTTTGGAAATTCCCATTCAGTTTCTATCCATCTTGTTGTTGAATTATCTATTATATTATACAATGTTATTATTTCATCATTTGCACCTATAGGAAGACCATTTTTAAGTGCTTCAAATTTTTTTTGTGATGCTTGTTCTTCACCTCTAAATTGACTTTGATGTTCTGAATCTTTTATTCCCCACATCATTTTCCTTAATGTTTCAAAATTATGAATTCGTATTAATTCTCGTTCTTCAATAGACATTTCATTAAACATAATTTGTAAATGTTCTAAATTATTTTGAATATATTTACCTCGTATAAAGTCAATATAACCAAAACTATTTTTACGTCTAATCATTAAATATTTAATACCTTGTTCTGCGGTTGTTGTAAAAAGTATAACACCATAACTGGTTATTGGTAATTTACATTGATGAAATTGGTGACCTTGATTACCGCAATTATTACAAATATTATTTTTGATCATTTTAATACTATATGTTTAAAAAGAATTGTTTTTATGTTATTTTAATTTAAATGCCTCCTTTAGCTAAAAATAATTTACAATTAGATCCTACTGTTTGGGGACCTCATTTTTGGTTCGTTTTACATACATTAGCTATATCTTATCCTCATCATCCAAACGCAGTTACTAAAAAAAAATATTACGAATTAATACAAAATTTACCATTATTTATTCCGATTGAATCAATTGGTAATGATTTTATTAAATTACTTGATGAATATCCTGTTACTGCTTACTTAGATAACAGAGAATCATTAATTAAATGGATGCACTTTATTCATAATAAAATTAACGAAAAATTACAAAAGCCAAAAATAAGTATGAATGAATTTTATGCGAGATATTATGAAGAATATAAACCAAAAGATATTAAAATGAAGGATTTTTATCGCTGGAGAGAGAAATTAATTTATACTTTAGTTGTGTTAGGTGCCACGGGATTAATTGTTTATTTATATAATAAATAGTGACTAAAATTAATTATTATATCATTTTATTATAAGGATTTTGTCTTGTTGTCATTAATCTTTATAATAAATAGTGACTAAAATTAAGTATTATATTATTTTATTATAAGGATTTTGTCTTGTTGTCATTAATCCTTATAATAAATAGTGACTAAAATTAATTATTATATCATTTTATTATACGGATTTTGTCTTGTTGTCATTAATCCTTATAATAAATAGTGACTAAAATTAATTATTATATCATTTTATTATAAGGATTAATGACAACAAGACAAAATGGCGGAAAAGTTATTGCATCTGGTGGATTTGGGTGTATTTTTGAACCGGCTCTTAAATGTAAAAATTCAGATAATATTAATGTCCAGATTAGCAAATTAATGACAGTAAAACATGCTAAAGATGAGTTTAAACAGATTCAAAAATATAATAAGATACTAAGTGTAATTCCCAATTATAGCAACTATTTCTTACTCAATAATTTTCAATTATGTATACCTACTAAACTAACAAAATATGATTTAAAAGGCTTTCAAAAAAAATGTAAGCCTCTTAAGAAAAAAGGAATAAATATGAAAAATATAAATCAATCATTAGATCAGATTTTAGCAATTAACATGCCAAATGGAGGGATTGATGTTGGAAAATTTATGGAAAAATATTTTGTTAGTTCAAATATTATTAGACTTAATAATTCTTTAATACAATTATTGGTGAAAGGAATTATTCCAATGAATAAATTAAATGTTTATCATTGTGATATTAAAGACGCAAATGTTTTAGTAAAAGCAACAGAAACTGATTTAGAGACGCGTCTTATTGATTGGGGTTTATCATTTGTGTTAGATAATAAACTAGTAGGTATACCGCGAAAATTATATAGACGACCATTTCAATTTAATGTTCCTTTTTCATCTGTTCTTTTCAATAAAGATTTTATGACTCTTTATAATAATTTTTTACAACTAAATTCAAATCCTGATTATTTTCAAATACGTGAATTTGTTATAAATTATATATTTATTTGGAATGATATTAGAGGGTCTGGTCATTTATCTGCAATTAATGATATAATTAAAAAACTAACAATAAATGAACTGACAGCCATTAAAAAGAATAAAATTAAAGAGCATTTTATTGAATATGATTTTACATATTATTACATTGTAGAATATTTATCAAAAATTCTTGAGAAGTACACTAACAATGGATCGTTAGATTTAATGACATATTTTCAAAATGTATTTCTTAAAAATATTGACATTTGGGGATTTATAATGATTTACATTGTATTTTATGAATATCTATATAAATCTTTTAATGAATTGAACCAATATCAGATGGAGTTTATAACTAAAATCAAATATATAATTATACATTTTTTGTATGAGAGGCCAATAGAACCTGTAAATATATCTTCTCTAGTTGACGAACTAACAAGTTTAAATAAAGTTATTGAAAAATTTGATATTGAACACGCATCAAAAAAATTAGAATATGTTTCTGCTTTTGAAGATAATATAGGAGGTTTCATACAAAATAAAAAGAAACAACAGTCAAAAACATATAAAATAAAACATCTACCTTTAGAAAAGCTAGAGGGAAAGCTTCAAAAAAAACAAAAAACAAGAAAAAGAAGATTATATTAATATAATATATGAGATTAGAAATATTAATATTTGGTATTACAGTATTTTTAATATATAATGTGTATTATGATGGAAAATATACAAAAATGCTACTAGCTTATAAAAAATATTATAAGATAGCATTAATTGGATTTCTAGCTCTTTGTTTTTATATTATGCTTAAACGAAATCCATTACAATCAAAAAATATGCTATTATATACTAACAATATGATTAAATACATGCCAATTGATAAATCATCAATGGATATGATTTCGCCTATTTTTGATTTATCAACTAGAGGAAAGGGATTTATGGAAGGGTTTAATTCTGAATTTACAGGTTTACAAAATCATGGATATAATTATAATCCTACAATCATTGCTCAACAACAAAGAAATATGTTATCAGGACAAAAACATGTAAAACGTTCTGTTAGTGAAACAAAAAAGAAGTATGTCGCTTCCATGCAAGATTGGAAATGTGGACAATGTAATAAGAAACTAACACATACATTTGAAGTTGATCATAAAATAAGACTTGAACATGGTGGAGGAAATGATGTTACAAATTTAGTTGCTCTTTGTCGTGAATGCCATGGTGAAAAAACTGCTATGGAAAATATGTAAATTTGTATTTTAAATATTTATTTTTACTTATCTTTTCTTAAAAGTATATAATATGGACACTACAAAAAAAACACCATTATCTTTAGAACAAGTATTAGTTTCATATAATATTATGATTATATTATTTATTATATTTATTATTTTAATGACCGTATTAATGGTAACAAATAAAAATGGCTTTAATAAATCATTTGGATACGAAATTTTTATAACTGGACCTATTTTATTATTAGTAGCATATCTTGTAAAAGAAATTTTTGAATTTAAAAATAATCCATCATCTTCATGGGTTTCCAGATTTTCACAATCAAACCAACCATGGTTTATACCTATAGTTTCGTTATTTATTTTATTACTTGGAATTTTTGGATTTTTTATGATGTTATATGTTGGAGGGGTATTTTCAGATAAACCTCCAGAAAATAATACAGCTATGATATTGAATTTTTTTATAATTTTTTCATTTATTACTATTACAGCTGTAATATATAAAAAATATCTAAACAAGGATGATGACACATTGAAAAATTTTCCAAGAGCAATACAAGACGCTTTTCACCTAAGAACAAAATATACTGCAATGTTTGTATTTTTTATTATCTTTGTTATGATCTTATATTTTGTTAATCCATGGGGATTAATGACTAATTATGGAGGCCCAGTTATATTTTTTACATTATTTGTTGGTATAGTTATGGTAATAATGATTACTATATATCAATATTTTTTAGCTAATCCATCTAAAGGATATTTGTTAGATGATACACCAACTTTATTAGCATTTATTATGAAAGGATTATATGTATTAGCTGCACTTGGTATATCATTTGGATTAATATATGGTGCGTTAAAAATAATGGGTGTATTTAATCAAGATGCAAGTCAAGCAGACAATTGGGGACATATTATATTCAATTTGTTAGTTTTATGTGTCATGTTAGGTATAATTTACAGATTAGCAAATGCTGGTGGATTTTTAGATAAAAATCCATACTATCGTTTGGTATTAAACACTTTGTTATATATTCCTTGTTTGTTAGTTAGTATTGTAAATATGGTAAGTCAAGTATTAGGTTTCAGTAAAGGAACACGTGGTTTACCAAAACCATTTGAAATTAAAATGTTAATTTTAGGATTAGTTTTATTAGGTAGTTATTTCTTGTGGTTCTTTTTTGCAAAACATTATATTCAATCAGCATATTTAAAACAAGGTGGTAAGCAATTGATAAATCAACCTGTTCCAACCGATGTTCTAACAAATGTAGCATCGTATCAAGAACTATCTGAAACTGATAAATTTGATTATCAATATGCTATGTCATTTTGGTTTTATTTAGATTCTTTTCCACCTAAAGCTTATAATAAAGTTGTCCCAATATTATTATATGGAGAAAATCCATCAATTAAATATAGTTCAACCAATAATACACTTTATATTACAGTAAAACAAAAAACAGATTCAACACATGTTGTAGATTATATTCAAGAAAAAGAGATAGAAATAAAGCCAGAAACAATAGATAAATGGAAGAATGTTCAAGAAAACATAAATAATACTATAGAACAGGTTAAATCTATGCCTTTTGGAAATGAAATTGATGCAGATGGGCATCGTATTATATATAAACATCCCGATGTTCTATTACAAAAATGGAATCATGTATTATTAAATTATAATGGAGGAACTTTAGATGTATTTTATAATGGAGAATTAGTTAAATCAGCCATTGAAGTTGTTCCATATATAAAATTTGATATGTTGACAGTTGGAACGGACAATGGAGTTAGCGGTAATGTAGCAAATTTAATGTATTTTAAAAAACCATTGGATTATTATACTGTTAACACATTATATACGTCCCTTAGACATAAAAATCCTCCAGTTATACCTTCAAATAATAAAAATAATTCCTAGGTAGAAATCAAATTTTGATGTAAGAAAAATTTCTAATAGTATAATATAATGGAGGTAAAAAATATTATACTATTTGTAATTATAATTGTTTTACTAATAATTGTAATTCGTTATGTAATGAAGGATGTTAATACATTGACTAATCTTACATCTGGACAAACTATGCAAATAATTAAACCATCTGATTTAGCATCTTCTTCTAGTGCCGGAAATACAAGTAATTTTACTTATTCTATATGGTTTTTTGTGGATGACTGGAATTATCGTTATGGAGAAACAAAAGTTATTTTCGGTCGTATGACTACTGGCACAGGACAAAAGGAACCTTGTCCATCAGTTGTACTAGGACCAATTCAAAATAATATTATTGTTTCTTTAGCAGTTTATCCTGGTTTAGATGACACTCCCGAAGATGGAACAAATTATATTGTTCATACATGCGGTATTGCTAATGTTCCAATTCAAAGATGGTGCAATTTCTTTATGAGCGTATATGGACGCACATTAGATTTATATTTAGATGGAAAGTTAGTTAGAACATGTGTTTTACCAGGTGTAGCTAAAATTGATTCAAGTGCTCCTATTTATATTACACCTATGGGAGGATTTTCTGGATGGACTTCTAGATTACAATACTGGCAAGATGCTTCTAATCCACAAAAAGCTTGGGATATATACAAAGCAGGTTATGGAGGTAGTTTATTAGGTTCTATTTTTGGAAAATATACTATTAAGGTATCTTTAATGCAGGGTGATACAGAAGATTCAAGTTACACTATTTAATAGTTTATAATATAACAATTTGTATTATTCATATTCATATTCAATAATAAAATAAAACCTTTTTTAAAAAATATATATTATATATAAGATGGATTATTCTAATACTGGACAAGGAACTACATTTAATCAATTTCAAACCAATCAATATGTCAGTGCAACTCAAGATTTTTTAAATTCTAATAGCCTTATTGCTCAGGTCGCATTTTTATTGTTAGTTTTATTTGTTTTTATTATTTTACTTAGATTAGGTATTTCACTTTTAGGATATTTTTTATCCCCAACTGGAAGTCCTAAATTAATTAATGGAATGGTTGATGCTAAACAATTAATCATTATTCCTCAAGATCCTGAACTAGAAGGTTCTGTAACAATTAATAGATCTGTAAATGCCAATGAAGGAATTGAATTTACATGGTCTGTTTGGATCTACATTGATGATTTAACATATAATTCTGGTCGTTATCGTTGTGTTTTTTATAAAGGAAACGATTATGCCAAGAACCCTAATAATCAAGATGAACAAGCACAAGGATTAAACTTTCCTAATAATGCTCCTGGTGTATATATTGCTCCAAATACAAATTCATTAATTATTATGATGAATACATTTAATGTTATTAATGAAGAAATTATGGTTGATGATATTCCTCTTAATAAATGGGTTAATGTTATTATTAGATGTCAAAATAATACACTAGATGTATACATAAATGGAACTATTGTTAAGAGTCATCATTTACATGGAGTACCTAAACAAAATTATGGAGATGTATATGTTGCTCCTAATGGAGGATTTTCTGGTTATATTTCAAATTTATGGTATTATAATTATGCTCTTGGAATAAGTGAAATATCAAAAATAGCAAATAATGGAGCAAGCACATATATGAGAGGTTCAAATGGTCTTGAATTAAAGAAACCAAATTATCTCTCTTTAAGATGGTTTTTCTATGGAATGGGAGATTCATATAATCCCAGTCAATCTCAAATAAATACATAAAATTTGAACAAAATAAAATATAATTTATAACTTTCAATAAAAGTTAATATTAAAATCTCATGTTTTACACCTTTTACATTTCATAACTTGTGAAAACGCCTAAATAATTAACGTATTGTAAAGGGAATTTATTTATAAGCCTTTTACTGCTTATAATATGGTAGGAACTTCTGCTGCAGCTTATTTAGGTCGTTGAAAAAGGCTATAAAAATAATTATTGTCTTAATTATTTTTATATTATAATGATTATTTATCATTATTATTATAATAATAATACATTTATTATATATTAATATTATATTTTATCATTCATTATATTATGGATATTAATATTATTTATAGCATATTAATTGGCACATTATCAGGCATATTAGGAGGAGCTTTTGGATTAGGAGGTTCTTTTGTCATGTTACCTGGTTTAATTTTATTAAAGGTTACCAAAAATTTTAATACTGCTGTTGGAACGATATTATTTTCTTTATTACCACCTGTTTCATTATTAGCTGTTATTGAGTATTACAAAAGAGGACAAGTTGATCTTACTATTGGAACTATATTATTTATTACCTATTTTATTGCGGCTTATTTTGGGGCTAAAATTAATGCTATGTATGACCAACAAACATTAGAATATGCGTGTGCAACGGTCTTTTTATTTATTACTATTTACTTATATTATCATGCATATACTTTAAAAAGTGGAAAAGAATCATTTACTATAGCTAAAATTTTTAACTAAGTTAAAAAATACAATATTAAAAATTAAATACAAATAAGTGTTTATTATTTTATTAGTATATTTTTTGTTATCTAATATAATATTTTGTTCTGTTAA